ACTGTTGTGTCTGGAACGGGTAGGCCTGCCGTTGCAGGTACTGTTGATATTGAGCGTTGAGGTTGGCCTGCTCGGTGGTCTGTTGCAGCGTGCCTGCACCAATCTGAGAGTTCGCACCCTGCAATGCAGCATTCTGTCCAGAGATTCCGAAATTCGCCAACGATCCAGCGGCTGCAAGCGGGTTTTGCTGATATTGCTGCGCAGCCGTCCCCAAGCCGCTGTTGTACGACTGAGCGTAAAGGTTCGCGATTGTCGGGGCTTGCGCGAGTTGCTGCTGGCCCGCTAGGTTCGATGATGCGATCCCCGCGCGGTTCCCGCCTAGCGCACCCTGCGAAATCTGGTTGCCCTTCAGCGCCGCCTGCTGTTGCGCATTTTGGTCATTGAACTGCGCTTGCGTCGCATCCACGACGTTCTGCGTATACGGATTCTGATACTGCTGGATTTGGCTCGCGGTCAGCGGGTTGGATGCGCCGGTGGCGAGTGAACCCGCTTGCTGGATGTACGGCGACGCAAAACCAGCATTCGCGTTGACGTTGTTGATGCCCGCCGTCTGCTGCGAATTAACCGGCGCAGTCAGTTGCCCCGTATAGGCCTGATACGGCGTTTGCGCGACACCTTGCGCGCCTTGGAGGATTTGCTGATAGAGCGCCGCCGCCTGCGGGTTAGGCGAGGTCGAACTTTGCGACGTGGTTGTTTGCGAGCCCTTGCAAATAGTCCTGCCTCACGCCACCGCTTGGGGCGCTGCTTTCAAACCGGCGCGTGCCGGATGGTGGATAAAGAAAGCGCCGTTTTGTTTGCCAAGAATACGTTCATATAACGCGACCTTGGCAGCCGTACGTTCATTCGAGATTACACCGATCACAAGCCGAATGCCAATCTCGTCCGAGCACCGCACCGCAAACCTTATCAGTTCCTTGGCGTTGGTCGAACGCCGATGCTCAGGCAGCACGAAATTCCAGAGTTCGCCCACATGGAATTCGTCGGTGTAGAAATAGTCCCCAATGGTGAGGCAAATCGAACCTTGTAATTTGCCCGTGTCGCCGATCACACCAATGATCCCGCCCCGACCGTCCCACGCGCTATGTAGAATGTCGCGCACCTTGCGCTCACTGAAGGTAAACAGCCCGTTCTCCTCCCACAGCTTGCGACACATTTCCATCAACTCGGCTTCGTCTGCCGGGACGGCTCTGCGCACTGGCGAGGTAACGAGCATCAGGAATCCATTTTCGCGGGTGCGGGCTTGACCTGATCGGCCAGCAATTTGCCGAGCGCGTCGTGCATCTGTTGTGCCGCGAAAAGGTCGAATCTAAGATCGCCGACATATTGTTTTTCAACCGTCACCGTGCCGTCGTCCTTCGGCACAAACTGTGCTGCAGCGAGCAGCAAATTCGCCACGCCGTTAAGCGAGCCGTGCACTTCGATGGAATTGAAGAAAATGAGCGGTGCAGAGATTGCCATGAGGCTTAGTCCTGTGCAGGAGGCGGCAACGTCGCCAAGGTTTTGATATGGTCTTTTCGGACGTTCATGGACCAGCGGTCAAGCACTTTATGGCCGTGGTCCAGATCGCCACCGCCGATGGCGCGCACAGTTTCGGGTGCGATTACGTATTCGCCGCCAGCCGTGATGCACTCCACCGGCTTGCCATCGCCGCCAGACTTTCCACCCGCACTGCGGTGCGCTTTCGAGAAATGCCCGCTCGGCCCGAAAAATTCGTGCGCGCGCTTCAGGCCGGCATCCGAGTTGTTTTCCCCGAGGTGCGACACTACGTCGGCGGAAAGGACATATGAGCCGTCTGGAACCTTCATTTCCTCGGTATCGGTGCGACCGCCATGGGGGCTTTTGATCGGGCCGACGTGCACCCGACCGCCCTTCTTTCGCTTCTTTGCATCGCGCATGACGCGATATGCCGCCCCCAAAGCTTGGTCGCGCGGATGGCCAGCCTCGCGCATTTCGGCGACATTATCCGAAAATGCTTCCTTGCTAGGTGATTTCGTCAGCGGCATGTCACACCGGGTTGAAAGCGACCCACGAGAACGTCTCTGTTCCCGCAGCGTTTGTAGCATTGGCAGTGCTGACCGTGAAGGACCCCGATGCCACCGAGGACACCACAAGGTTCTTTGCCGAGCCTTGGAGCGTTCCTGCGCTCAGGTTCGTTGCCTGCAGCCATACGACCGCATTCGCGTTTATCCTCGCATCAGTGACCGTCTTTGTGGCCGCTGCAGCCATTGTGAAGGTCCCGGTGATCCGAGGAAATAGGCTCGTCAGCGCGACGAGAATCTTGCCCAGATAGATCACGATGGACTTGACCGCCGAAATCAGGTCCTGCGGGCCGCCGCCGACTGGTGACGTGTCGCTCATGCGAACGTGCCTCCCTTACCGATGGGCGAGAAGCGATAGCGCGATTTGCCCATGCGGACGAAACTGCCGAGGTCTGCCCCGGAAAGCGTTAGGCTGGCCTGCCGACCGGTGAAACGGGTGGAGATGTATTTGCTGGCTTGCGTCACGGTGTACGGACCATATTGGCGTGGCGTCTGCCCGGGGAAGTCGACCACGTTCCATGTCCATTGCACCTGCGCGTTCTGCGCGGCGGCGTAGGTCCCCCAAATGAAATCCGGCGCGAACTGGTCGACAAAAACGCGGTCCTCGCCCTCTGCGAGGTAGAAGTAACCCGACGTGAGGCTCCACGCCAGCGGCTGCCCGTCGGCGTCGTTGGTAGTCTCCTGCGAATAAACCACGCCGCCCGGACTTGTCGAAATCGGAGGGCCGAACACCGATTGGTCAATCCATGCCGAGCGCGGCATTGATCCGGCCGGCCCGATATCCCACGGCTGGCCCGGCTCTGTGACATTGTACTTCACGAAAGAATCGCACTCGCCGTTGACGCTCGCCAACGATGGATAGAAGTATCCGACTTCGTTGAACGGCGTATTTGGCATCGCGCGCACGTTCTGCACGAATGCCGTGTTCAGGTTCTGGAAAACCGCATCCCACACCGGACACGGAACAACTCGCACGCCACCTCCATCATAAATGTAGAAGTTGCTCACCCCCATCCAGTGAAAGCCGCCTCGAAATGGCTGGATCGCATGCCGACCGCAAGCCCCCGCACCCGCGCCGATCTGATTGAACCCATATACGTCGGGCTGTCCGATGAAGTTCATCGCCCAGAGGTCCAGATCGGTCCAAACCAAATTTTGGTTCGCCGACGCCGCAACCGCCGCCCGTATTTCAGAGCCACGTGGAATCCGGAAATTACCCGCGAAATTCGCATTCGTCGGCGTCCAGTTCAGAAAATTCTCCGAGTCGGACCACTGCATCAGCATGGAGTCTTGATTCATGCCTATGCCGCCATTGGTCCGTTGGTCTATCGTGGACCCGAACGCGATCAAAATTTGTTGCGAGGTTGAAACGAAAATCCCTGAGTTGAACGGCGGCCCGCCTGACACCAGCGACATATTCTGAAATCCGCCGGTCGGGTCCCAGTAGTAAATCCCGCCGTTCGCTGGGCATCCGAGGATCAGTTGCCCCCAATTGTCCGATGTCCAGTCGGTCGCAGTGATCGGGGTTCCGGTCTGCACGCTTGGCGTAACGCCGGTGCCGTAGCCGCCGAGCCCATAGCCGCCGAGCCCATACCCCACACCGCCTGCGGGCGGCCCCAACGCGATGTAATAGACCAGTTCGGCATTGCCTCCGTTCATTGAGACGGTGCCATTGCCGGTAGCCTGCGCGTTGGCCTGAATGTTGAAATTGTTCGCGTCCACGATGAGGGCGGCGGCATAAAGCCCAGTAATCGTGATCCCGTTGGCCGTCGTCGGGATGGAAAACACAATCTCGCTGCCCAGCGCCATGCCGTTGGCGGTAAGCCCCACCTCCACAACAGCGCTGTTGGTCGTGGTCGTGAACGTCGGGACAGCGCCAGCATTGTTAACGGTCGCGGTCGCTTTCATCGCGGCGGTGATCTGATAGGAGTGCGTGCCCGTCACGTTCACAATCGGGTAAAGCCCCGACAAAATGATCCCGCCGACTGAAATCGGCGTGTTGAAAAACACCGAGTCGAATGTGGTCACCGTGCTGATGTTCGGATCAACAATCGTGACCGTCGGCGTATTGATGACAGTGGAAAAGTTCGGCGCAAAGTCGCTCACTAGGGTCTGTGGCGTGATCCCCTGAAACGTTCCGTTTGTGATAACACCGAACACAGTCGTAGTGCCGACCGATAGATGCTTCGTGCCGTTCAAGTCCTCCCATGCGTGAAGGTCCCGGGGCACCCCGGAGACTGCGAAACTATAAAATTTCGTCCATCCACCGTACTTTTGCGCGAGTCCATCCCTAAATCTAATCAAGTTGCTCCGCGAAATCCCAGCCTCATTTAGCGTCGGCGTCCAATCCACCGACACGCCGGGCCGCAATGTCACCGAGCCCCACGCCATTTCAAGCTGCTCGAATTACGGGAATGCCCGTCACTTGAGACGGCTGCACGTTAGTGATGGATGCTTGTGAGTTGTTGGTGTAGGTCACGGTCCCGGTAACCGCTAAAGATTGCACGCCAGACCATGAGCCAGCGTTCGGCGGGTTGCTGGATGGGATGCGGACAGCACCACCCCCGCTGATATTGGCATCAAACTCTTGGATCGGATTGCTATCCACCGGAATGTAGTTACCTCCCGAGGTGGCCGTTGCGCTCGACAGAACCGACGTAATGCTCGGTATTTGCGATGGAGTCGGAGTAACGCTCTGGTTATCTGCGGATGCACCCAAGGTCTGGCCGTTGATGCCGCACCCTGCCGCCGTGATGCGGGCTCCGGTTCCGTCATAAGCGAGAGGCACACGCCCTCGGAGATCAGGCACCCCGAATGTGGTTACGCCGTTTCCACCAAACGCTCCGAGCAAACGCTTGCCCAAATACGGGTAGGTCGAGAAATTATAAATGCTGCCATCGCACAGCAAATAGGGCGGCACCGTGCACGCCGCGACCCATGCCGGTATTGCGCTCAGTCCGCCCCACATTTCGATATGGCCAACGGCACCGAGGCCGATGAACCGCACGTTCGCGCCATCGTTATAAATTCGGACAATCTCGCCTTGGTCAACGGCAATCACTTGAGTCGCCGTGACCGCTTGGAACGACAGCACAAAATTTCCCGTCGTCAGATTTTCAACAATCATCGGCCCCGGCATCGGAAGCGTCACGCGCACATTGCCCGTGAGTGCCCCCGTGAAACGCAGCACCGCGTTCTGCGCCTGCGTCGGACCGGCTCCGGGCGTCGCCGTGAAGCCCGCAGGCACTGTGAGGGTGATAGGGGAAGCCGCTGCGCTGACCGTCTGGACACCGCCGAAAAACCCGTCCAGCGCCGTGAAGTCGCCGTTTACGGGTATGTCCCAAGTGCCAACATCGCTCCCTCGGGTAGGAACTGCTAGACCCACATTCACTGTTAATGGATCGGACAAGGCATGATCCTGCGGTTAGGCCGCAAGACGAGCGCGCGTCGTCTCAGGTGCGGGGAGGACTGACAATCGGACTCGGCTGCGCAGCCGACCATCCTTCCGCAGTAAATCGTTTGCGGGCTTCTTCAAGACTAGCACCCTTCAAAAGCTCTTGGTAGTGGCCGCTCCAATTCACCGCCTGCTGCGGATTATCCCCAACAGAGCTGAAATTCTGCTGATACGCTGCCGCCTCCACCATCGCCGCTGCCAAGAACAAGTCGGACATATAGGTCGAAATAAACGTCGTGGTGTTCGTTGTCGAAAGCGTCGCCGGCCGCTGCGTGCCGGTGATTTCCAGCGTGTAGGCCGCGTCCGGCCATGGCGTGAGAACGGCGGTGGATTGCGTCACGCGGCCGAAATACTGCGGCACACCCGAGGCCGTGACGCTCGGATAGAGAAAATCGCACAACTCTTTCGTGGCGGGCGTGATCGGGTTGCGAGTGCCGAGGTCCGGATTCGTCGTGCCGGCTGGGCTGATCGCGTTCATGCTGGAAACCACAAAGAATTGATTCCCCCAATTGACGTTGCGATTTCCTGCCACGCACACCTGCGACGAATCGGTCACCACTGCCCCGAGAAAATCTACGTCTTTGCAGATGCGATATTCCGCGTCGAAAATGATCGTCGGGACCACCGACGCGAAATTCGGGTCGTTCACAAGGTTAGGGTCCCCCATGTTGAGCGCTAGATTCGTGGTGAACGTGGCGTAGGTGAAGGACATTATTTGCCGCCAACCGCTTTTTTCAATTCTGCCCGAAGATTGTCGTTGTCGGCCTTCAGTTCCTTGATCGCCCCTACGAGCACTGCGGTCAGCTCCTGATAGCGCACGCCCTGCAAGGTGCCGCTCGGATCGCGCCCAACTAATCGCTCATCAACCGTCGCCACCTCCTCTGCGCCGAGTCCGAATTGCTCGTAGCGCCCCCCATCGCCCCACCCCTGCTTGTAGCGGAAGGCAAACGGGGACAGTCGATCTACAATATCAAGCGCGTTAGCAGAAGTCAGGCGTTCGGTAATATTCTTCGCTGCCATGATGGAGGTCAGACAGCCCGCCGTCGTATCAACCGTAAGTTTGCCAGTGCCTGTAATCCAGCAAATGGTGCCGGTCTGCGCGGCTGAGGAGGCAGTAATGTTTGGGATAAACATCTGAGAATTGAGTGCAAGAGAACCCG